GAGCCTGTCACGTCCCCGACGTAGTCAATCAACCCCATTGTGGAATTACGGAACGTATCGCACGCGTATCGAGCGGGACAATAATAACATTGGTCGCTCACCACACACTTAGCGTCGTCGCTGTACGCTTCGTACGCTGCGCCGATTAACGAGTTGAAATAAGCGCGAAGGTCTGACGCCTTAACGTCCCATACGTTGATACAGCCGTCACGTCGAAATACACGCGGTTGAGCGACACGTAACGACACGTTAATGTGCTGGTCGGTATGACCGTCAACCTTGAGTCGTTCTAAAATACCCATCGCGTATGAAATCAACTGCCAGTTTTCAAACGCATCGACGGCTTTGTGACCGTACTTAGCGTCCCATACAACAAGTGTCATTGACTTAACGTCGAAACACCACGCGTCACAGTAACCGTACATGCCTTCGTAAATACACGATAAGTCGATATAGTCTTCAACGTGTAACGCACGTAACGCGCCTGTCGAGTTACAGAACTTCAACACGTCGTTAACGTATTCTAACGCAGCGTCGTAAATCTCGTCGGTGATGAGTATCTCGTCTTTACTCAACGTATCGACAATGTCACGCTTGCTTACTAACTCAGCGTCCGCACCACCACGATACGACTCTAAGATACGTTCAGCTACTTCGTGAAACGCACGACCCTCTAGTTTCGCTTCGGACTGTTGATCTGTCGGGATTGCTGGGAATTGTTCAGATAGCTTCACGCTACCCGAACAATGAACCCATCGCGACGCGCTGTGCGCCGCTAATGGTGATTTATTCATGATAAGCGGCCCTCAAGCTTAGCAACGAACGTAGGGATTAAGTCTGCGCGGTTGGCAATCAGTGGGATTGCGGTAAGACTCGGGTCGACTTGCGCAAGCACTTCTTTGATCATATCGTTCGTCGCGCCACGTTTAGCCGCATCGCTTGTAATGTACTTCATCAACTCTTGGAACGTGCTCACGCTCGGCGTGTTGTCCGTTGTCACAGGTGCGGTCACGCTTGTCGGTGGTTCAACCGCTGCGACTGGTTCACTTGCTTGCTCGTCTAACGTAGGTGGTGTGACGGCCTCGGTCTCGACGACTGGTGGTGTCACTAGCGCGTCAGTTGGTGCTTGGACAACCACCTCACCGCTTTCAAGTTTTTCTTTTATTTCCTCGCGTACTTGCTCTTCGGTCAGGCTAGGTGCAGGGATATCCTGAACGGCTTTTAGTTCAGCTTTAACGCTCGCAACGTATTCGTCCCACTCTTCTTGTGTCTTGTCGTTTGGTTTACGAGCTAGACGCCATGTATCGTCGGCAAGTCGTGTTTTACCGCGACTGTGAATACGTTTGTCCCACGGTAAACCGTCCTTGTCGAGCGTGCCGTCCGATTCGCTGCACAACTCGTCTAGTGCTTCAACTTCACTTTCGGTACACGGTTCACCTTGTTTAATGTCGCTTGATGTAACTAAATCGCCTTCACGTTTCGTAACGTCGTCTTTTAACATCACATTAAACGACTCAGGTGATTCTTCGACGTAATCATCGTTTTTAGGTGTCTCGAACGACTCCATTTGTTCGATTAACTCTTCACGTGTCGGTACGGCGG